CATTAATAATTTTAACTAATGGGGTAGTATCTCTTTTTGCAATCACATGATCTATAATAGACTTGAAGTGAACCCCTAAGTTAACACCATTACCAATATTGTTTGAAAAGTTTTTCACTGTATTTTCAATAGTCATTTTATTAGCTCCTATATGTTAATGACAAATGGATTTAAGATAAATCCTAGATAGACACTTGTTAAAATGTCTATCCGATATTTATCTCTAAGCGTTTATTTGTTCTATCAATCCCGTATCAATAGGTATTGATAAGATAACCACTTGATATGAAATATGTCATTTCATAACGCATTGTTATCTAAAACTATTACTTATTGTCGCACTTTGCATTTGCTATGCGATACCCTTTTAAAACTTTTGTTTTCTCTCTGTAATCAACTTGGCATTTTAATTCGCTGTACTTAGTACGCTCTAAAAGAATTTAACTATATGTTAAACGCTTTATTTCATTTACTACCATGAGCAATAAACTAGGCTAAACTATACCCAAAAACATCCGCTTATATTCGGTATCTAATCACTTTACCATAATGATTAGGTTACTTTACTTTTGCTAGTCTTATACTCACTAGCTCCAATGGGTTGCCGTAAAAAGTTCTGCTAATCTCTAGCACCCAGTAACAGGGGTTTAAACTTAACCTAATATTGATAAGCTAGGCCTATCTAGGTTTACGGTTCCAATTTTCAAATAACGTAGACTTACGATTAAGGGCTGGTATTTCCGACTAATGATCTGCTGAACCCTGAATATCAGGTATTCTCTTATTGTAAATTGTGACGTAGCGTCACTTTATTTAGGTAAACAGTTATGACCTAATTATTTTTTATATATAATATGTGTAATAATTGGATAAAAGAACAAAGATAGAACAAAAAGGGTTTATTTCGGGTACTGTATTTTCTGGAGGGTAGGTAGCCTAAAAAGCCTTAACCCTACTCAGTGAGCAGTACAGAGCCTCTGAGCGTTTTGTTACCGTTCTGTTTACTGTTTGTTCTAATAATATAGTTTAACGTTAAACTACTTTTGAAATATAGTTTAATGGTAAACTAATTTTGAGGGGTAGGTATTTCGGACACTGTAAATGAGGGGTATAGGTATGCATAACTGACCTAGTTTTGAGCAATGTTTTTCAAAATGTTACATTATAACACTGCAATAGTGGTATTCTTAATAGTATATTGTGTAAAATACTTAATAAATACAGTAAGTTAGACGACAAATAGATACTTTTTTTATTTATAGACCTAGTGTTATGTTATAACATTGCATACCGGTATGGGACACTGGGGGTAGCCCCGTACATATATACCCAGAATGACAGAAATTAGGAAAATTAGGTTGTTAACCACATTGTTTAAAACTTGTTACATTTGAAACAATACGTGTATAAATTAATACTTGACAGCGGGGGCATTATAAGATATAATTATGTATACATAACGTATTACTTAAAGCTTAACTTAACTCTACTATTACTAAAATAATTAAAGTTAATAGATACTAAGAGTAATACTTAAAGTAATACTTAAAGTAATACTTTATCCTTACTAGTAACGATAAGAATTTTTACAACTTTTTTCTGTCGTCCCTATAAAAGTACTTGCTTTTCCTAAAACTTAAAGTATAACTACCAATGTCCAAGAAAAAAATGTATGCTTCGGATTCCGTCATAGAGGAATTTTATAAAGCACTAGCTGATAACAACGAAGCAAAACTACGAAGAGTACATATACCACGTTCAGACGTATTCTATGTACGAGAAGCTATTCATCAAAACACAGGTGTTAGGTATACTCTAGACAGAGTAGAACGTGCTATGTATTTAGAGGGGCATCTTAATAAGCATGACGTGTTAGACCCCGAAAGAAAAAGAGATTGGGAATAATGGTAGAAGAGTACGACTTAGATAAGAACGGTAAACTAGACGCAGAAGAACGTGCTATCTATTTAGAAGATAGACGTAGAAAGATGGAAGACGAAGATGCCAAGCGTGATGCCCAGCGCAACATGACTTGGTTTGCTTTATCAGGAATGGTACTCTATCCTATGGGTATCTTTCTCTGTACACTACTTGGCATGGATACAGCAGCAATGTTAATAGCTGATATTGCTAACATCTATGTCGTATCAGTATCTGCACTGGTTGGTGCATACTTTGGATTCACAGCAATGGGAAGTAAAAAATGATACAAGGTTTGATTGGACCTATAGCTAGTCTGGCAGGTACTTGGCTTAACGGCAAGGTAGAACAGAAAGCTGCACAGAACAAAGTCAAGGTAGCTAAGGCAGAGGCTGAAGCACAGATAATGCTTTCAGCTGCTACCAGTGAAGCTGAGTGGGATCGCATTATGGCGAAAGCATCAGCTAACTCGTGGAAAGACGAGTGGCTTACTATTCTGTTTTCAATACCACTAATCCTAGCATTTTGTGGAGACTGGGGCAGACAAATAGTAGCAGATGGTTTTCTTGCTTTGGAAGTTATGCCAAGCTACTATCAATACACACTAGGCGTAATCGTATCTGCATCTTTCGGTGTAAGAGCAGCTACAAAGTTTTTTAGGAAATAGACATGGCATTTAAATTAAGTAGGCGTAGCCTTGACAGGCTAGAGGGTGTTGACGAAAGAATGGTAGCAGTTGTTAAACATGCTATCACAGCAACAAAAACTGACTTTGGAGTTATCCAAGGTATGAGAACTTTAGAACAACAAAAAGAGTTGGTGGCAAAAGGCGCAAGCCAGACTATGAAGAGTAAGCACCTAGAGGGACTGGCAGTAGATTTGATGGCCTATATTAATGGTCGTGGCTCCTGGGAATTAAACTTGTACGATGACTTGGCTGACGCTATGAAAGAAGGTGCAAGCTTTGTTGGATGTAAAGTTCGTTGGGGTGCAGCTTGGCACATAGATTCTATCGGTGACTATGAGGGATCTATGGAAGAAGCAATGAATGAATATATTGATCTACGTAGGTCTCAGGGACGTAGACCTTTTATTGATGGACCACATTTTGAATTGATGACATAGAAATGGCAACAACCAAAGACGTAGAACGTTTACCTAGTGGCAAACTAAAATATCGGGGTGAAACATTTCCGGGTTATAATAAACCCAAAAAAACTCCCGGTGGATCTAAGAAGTCTGCTGTCCTTGCTAAGAAAGGCAAGGAGGTAAAGATTGTTCGTTTTGGTGATCCCAACATGAGTATTAAGAAAGACCAACCAGCTAGACGTAAAAGCTTTAGGGCAAGACATAACTGTGATACAGCAACTGACAAGTTTACTGCACGTTACTGGTCTTGTAGGGCTTGGTAATGTGGTTGGCTATCGTATTAGCTTGTAGTACACCCTATGCTCAGTCGTGTATAGTATTTGCAAAACAAGAAGAATTATTTATTACGGAAGAATTGTGTAAAGAAGAAACAGATAAGGTTACGCTTATGATGCAGTCCCAAGGAATGTTTGCTAGACCTGCCTGTTTCCAAATTGGAAAAAACTTATAGGAGTATAAAATGAAGAAGTTATTACTAGCAACTACATTAGTTGCAGGAACATCAGTATCGGCTATGGATATTGGTTATGGATTATCTGTCGGTGCTACTACAGATATGAGTTACACAACAGGAACAGAAACATGGGAACTGGATGTTACACCTAAACTAAGCATGGGTGCATACGGAACTACTCTTTCTGCTGAAACAACTGTAGATGTATTAGACATTAACAACGGTAACATCTTTACCGGTGTAGACTGGAAAGCTGAGTATGCTTGGAAAGGTCTAACAACTTACACAGAAGTATCGTCAGATGCTGACTTTGAATTTGGTAATATCACAATGGGTGTAAAGTTTTCATTCTAATTAGGAGTACCTAATGGTTAAAAAGAAAAGTACAGTAAATGCTGCTGGTAACTACACCAAACCGACCATGCGTAAAAACCTCGTTGCCAGAGTTAAAGCCGGTAGCAAAGGTGGCAAGCCCGGACAATGGTCTGCGAGAAAAGCCCAAATGGTTGCAAAGCAATACAAAGCAAAAGGAGGAGGATACAGATGAGAAGGTATTTAAAAAGACTATGGTGTGCCTTACTAAATCGTAAATGTAATCCACAATGTGAGTGTTGTTAAATGGCATTAACTAAATCAAATAAAGCAAAAGTAAAAAAAGTTGTTAAGGGTTTAAATAAAGCCTCTAAACTTCATGCTGGTCAGGCAAAGACTTTAAAAGGTATTATGAAGAATGGCACTAGGAAAATCTCAAAAAAGTCTTAAGAGTTGGACAAAACAAAAATGGCGAACCAAAAGTGGTAAGCCATCTACGCAAGGGTCTAAGGCTACTGGTGAACGTTACCTACCTACTTCGGCTATTAAGTCTCTTAGTGCTAGTGAGTACGCAGCCACTTCCAGAGCAAAACGAAAAGGCACTAAGGCAGGTAAGCAGCATGTGGCTCAACCTAAGAAAATTGCAAAGAAAACGAAGTCCCACAGATAAATGCCTTATTTAACAAGTAGCATTCCTCACTTTAAAGCGTGGGTCAGAAGAGAATACACAAAGAACTTAGAGGAGTATCATGGAGAGTTCTTACATTGTATGGTCATTGGTGTCACTACTATGCCAAACAGGACTCTCAGCTTTCAAGTTATTTTTACAGGCTGCGAGTCTGATGATAGTGATAGCCCCAATATACATGGTGGTGCGATGTGGGCTAGATTACCTCTTGTAGCTCTGGTGGCAGACACCCCCCTAGAAGATTGGCCTCAAGAGTTACCACCTTATCTAGCACAACCTTGGGATTGTATGTCGCATCACCACAGTGTGTACAAATTAGAAAGAGCAACTCCAGCTCCTTGGATAGCCAAGGTAGACGGAGAGTTCTACCCAGCTAAATATTATTTTACTGTAGACTACACAGACAGTGAAGTTGCAGATGACCCAGCTCAACACAAACAATCTCATGTATTAGAGTTGTTAGATGCTGGAGAATATACTGGTAACATTGTTGCGTTACCCAATAACAGAGTGAGAGTAACTCACCCAGCTTGGTTTGAAACAGGAGAAGGTGCTCCGGACTTTAAACCAAATCAACATATATACAACTCGAAAGAACACGTAGACTATGTTTGGGATACGCAACGAGTGTTTAATAACCTATACAGTGAGGAATAGTTATGAGAATGAAGAAAAAAGGTTACGCAAAGGGTGGCATGAAAAAGAAAGGTTACGCCAAAGGTGGAATGAAGAAAAAAGGTTATGCTGCAGGTGGTGCTGTATCACTTCGTACATATTTAAATGATCAGATAAAAGCAAAAGGTTCTAGCCTTGCTAAAGAAAAAGCTAAGGCTGGTAAATACAAAAGTATTGCAGCAGCTAAAAAAGCTGGCGCACTTTACTATACTAATAAAGATGGTAAAGTAATGGCAGCTGTTTATGCAGAAGATCTAAAGAAAGCTAAACCTAAAAAACTTGGTGCAGGTAAACAACCAAAAGTTACATCTAGAACTCTTAGCAGTGTTAAAGGTGGCCGTGGTGATGGTGCAAATGAAGTTTTGGTAAGACGTGCTGAAATTGCAATCTCTGCTGGAACTGAACCTAAAAAATCTACAGCTAAAGTTAAACCTAAGCCTAGACCTACAATAACACAGTTAAAAGCAGAGCAAAGAAAACTTCGAACAAAGGTAGCTAATGCTAGACAAAAAGGTAAAGATGATAAAGCTGCATCAGCTAGAATCAAACAACTTACTACTATGATTAATAAATTAAAGTAAGTTAGATGACTGAAGCTAAATACTTTACTAAAGCAAAGAACTTATCTGCTACATCAGGTGGGGCAAGTGGTGACGTAATATACACTTGCCCTAATAATTTTACTTCGTTAGTTAAATTTTTACTTGTATCCAATGGAGCAACAAGCGCTAAGAAGTATAGTATACAATGGTATGAGTTAGCTTCAACTACTTATCATAGTGTTGCAGATGAAATAAGTCTAGCAGCCAGTACAAATGATAAAGTGCTAGATGGTGGTGGATTTATTGCGTTATCTGCAGGTGATAAAATCGTAGCTTATGAAGAAGGTGGCTCAGATTTTCATGTAATACTATCTGGTGAAGAATACTTTCAACCAACTTAATGCATAACAAGCTTGCATTATTGTTTATAATGTGCTATAACTAATTGAATATAACTCAAATAAGAGAAAAAATCTATGGCGAGAGAACTTACTGAAAAACAACAGGCATTTTTAAACGCATTGTTTAATGAAGCTAGGGGTAATCCTGTGCAAGCTAAGAAACTTGCAGGATATGCTGATGGTGTGTCTACAACTTCTGTAATGGCTCCACTAAAAGAAGAGATTGCAGAGAAAACTAGAGATTTTATTGCAACAAGTGGCCCAACAGCAGTGTGGTCTATGATGCATGTACTAGAAAACCCCACCGACTTGGGCAATAAAGAGAAAATGGCAGCAGCTAAAGACTTTCTAGACCGAGCTGGCTTTGTAAAAACAGAAAAAGTTGAAGTAAAATCAGAAAGCCCCTTGTTTATTCTGCCTCCGAAAGCAGATGAAGACTAAAACTTGGCAGTTACCTAAGCCTGAGAAGGTAGATGACGAATATGAGTGGGTTCCAGTAGTAAGAATTGGTAGAACTATACCCTTTGGCTACAAACAAGACCCAGAAGATGCTGATATTCTACTACCTATACCAGAAGAACTAGAACTTTTTGAAGAAGCTAAGAAACATTTAAAGAGATATAGTTATAGAGAAGTATCTGCTTGGTTAAGTACAACCTCTGGTAGAATGATCTCCCATGTAGGTTTATTTAAAAGGGTAAAACTTGAGCAAAGACGTAAGAACGCAGCTTCAGTCCAAGATTTCTATGCCCAAAGGTACAAAGCGGCAGCAGAAAAGGCGGAGAAGCTCGAAAAAGAAAGAATTGGTGCAAGACGTAGAGTTGAAACCAGCAACTCCGATCAGCACACCGGATATTGAAGTAGAACAGGTACAAAGAGAGGTAATCTTTGAGCCTAACCCCGGTCCACAGACAGGATTTCTAGCTTCAACAGAGCAGGAAGTCTTATATGGAGGATCTGCAGGTGGTGGTAAGTCATATGCAATGATAGCCGACCCTGTTAGGTACTTAAATAATCCAAATGCTCGTATGCTTCTAGTGCGTAGAAGTACTGAGGAGTTAAGAGAACTTATCTCTGTATCTAAACAACTATATCCTAAAGCAATTCCGGGTATAAAGTTTATGGAACGAGATAAGACTTGGGTAGCCCCTAGTGGAGCTACACTCTGGATGTCTTACCTTGACCGTGACGATGACGTTATGAGATATCAAGGGCAAGCATTTAACTGGATTGGTTTTGACGAATTAACGCAATGGCCTACACCCTATCCTTGGAATTATATGAGGTCACGTCTTCGTACAACCAAAGCTAGTGGGCTACCTTTATATATGAGAGCTACTAGTAACCCCGGTGGTCCCGGCCATCAGTGGGTTAAAAAGACTTTTATAGATCCAGAGACACCTAATAAACCTTTTTGGGCTACAGACCCAGACACTGGTGAGATTATCTGTTGGCCTAAAGGTCATACTAAAGAAGATGAGCCGTTGTTTAAACGTAGGTTTATACCTGCTAACTTATTTGACAACCCTTATCTAGCAGATGACGGAATGTACGAAGCTAATCTTCTGTCGTTACCAGAACACCAACGCAGACAGTTGTTAGAAGGTGACTGGGATATAAACGAGGGGGCAGCCTTTCCAGAATTTAATCGAAAGATTCATGTTGTAGAACCTTTTGATATTCCAAACAACTGGCCTAAGTTTAGAGCGTGTGACTATGGTTATGGTTCTTATACTGGAGTCGTATGGATAGCAGTTGCACCTGACGAACAACTGATAGTGTATCGTGAAATGTATGTCAGCAAAGTTCTTGCAACAGATCTAGCCGACATGATTTTAGAAACAGAGTCAGAAGAAAAAATACGTTACGGTGTTCTCGACTCTTCTCTGTGGCACAAACGTGGAGACACTGGTCCAAGTCTAGCAGAACAAATGATTGTTCGTGGTTGTAGATGGAGACCGGCAGATAGATCAAAAGGATCTCGTGTCTCAGGTAAAAATGAAATACATAGAAGACTGCAGGTAGATGAGTTTACAGAAGAACCTAGAATGGTAATCTTCGATAACTGCAAAAATTTAATATCTCAACTACCAGCTATACCTTTAGATAAGAATAATCCAGAGGATGTAGATACAAAAGCAGAAGATCACCTTTACGATGCTTTAAGATATGGTGTCATGACGAGACCGAAGAGTAGTTTGTTTGATTATACACCTGTTTCAAATGCAGGATTTCAAATAAGCGATGCAACCTTTGGATACTGATATGTTAGTAACTTGTCCTAAGTGCTCTATAATTTATAACACAGATAAGTTTGATAGTTGTCCTAGATGTCAAGAACAATACGATTTTGATAACGGGCCTTGGAAAAATAACGAATGAAAACTTTTGTAGTTGTTGTAAGTATATGGGGTAATAATGGTACTGACTGGGTGTATACCGGAAATCAGTACGTTATGAACCAACTGTTTACAAAAGAACAATGTGAACAAATTGTTGATAGTTCTAACTGGAATAAGTTTAAAGAAAACAAATACTACGATTTACAGTTTGACTGTTTTAATGAGGATAACCAATAATGGCAGAAGAAGAAACTTTTGAAAACGAAATGGCAATGGACTCTATAGAGAGTCAAGCTGTTGAAGACATGGATAAAGAAACATACTCAGATCCTTTAGCAGGAAGTGTCGTAGGTTTAGTTAAGGATCGTTATAGTAAAGCATCTACAGCTCGTGAGACAGAAGAACAACGTTGGGTAAAAGCTTATCGTAACTATCGTGGTTTGTATGGACCTGACGTTCAATTTACTTCCACAGAAAAATCTCAGGTATTTGTTAAAGTTACAAAAACAAAAGTACTTGCAGCCTACGGTCAAATTGTAGAAGTTCTTTTTGGAAACAATAAATTCCCTATATCTATAGACCCAACAACTTTACCAGAGGGTGCAGCTGAGTCTGTACATTTTGAGTCTAACGATCAAATGGATGAAGCTAAACAACAGTTTGCTCCAGAAGATACAAAACTTAGACCCGGTGAAACTATCGTAGATTTAACTGAACGTTTAGCTAGTATGGAACAAAAGCTAACACCAGTCGTAGATAAGTTAGAAGAGGGTGAAGGTAAAACACCTACAGAAATTACTATACATCCAGCAATGGTCTCAGCTAAAAAGATGGAAAAGAAAATCCATGATCAGCTAGAAGAGTCCGGTGCAAAGAAACAATTACGTGTTGCAGCATTTGAAACTGCATTGTTTGGCACTGGAGTTATGAAAGGTCCGTTTGCTGTAGACAAAGAATACTCTAATTGGAATGATGAAGGTGAATACGCACCTACGTTTAAAACAGTACCACAAACTTCTTCTGTATCTATCTGGAACTTTTATCCAGATCCAGATGCAGCTAATATGGACGAGGCCGAGTACGTAGTTGAAAGACACAAGATGTCTAGATCACAAATGCGTTCTCTTAAGAATCGTCCTTTCTTCCGTGAGAATGCCATCGACACTGCAATATCTATGGGTGAGTCTTATACCAAGGAGTGGTGGGAGCAAGTCATGGAAGATGATGCTCAGGAATCTAGACCCGAAAGGTTTGAAGTTCTTGAGTTTTGGGGGAACGTTGATACTGATGTCTTAGAAGGACATGATGTAGACATTCCAGATGATCTAAAAGATATGGATCAAGTATCCGTAAACATTTGGACATGCAATGGTCAAGTCCTTAGACTTGTCATGAATCCGTTCACCCCATCTATTATACCTTACTATGCAGTTCCATATGAGGTAAACCCATACAATATGTTTGGCGTTGGTCTAGCAGAAAACATGGACGATACACAGACATTGATGAATGGTTTTATGCGTATGGCAGTTGATAACGCTGCACTGTCGGGTAACATGCTCATCGAGGTTGATGAGACAAACCTAACTCCGGGTCAAGACTTGTCGGTATATCCGGGCAAGGTCTTCCGCAGACAGGGCGGTGCTCCGGGTCAGGCTATCTTTGGAACTAAGTTTCCAAACGTATCAAGTGAAAACATGCAGATGTTTGATAAGGCGAGGGTACTAGCAGATGAATCGACAGGTTTCCCATCTTTTGCACATGGTCAAACAGGAGTTCAAGGAGTGGGGCGTACTGCTTCTGGAATCAGTATGCTTATGTCTGCTGCTAACGGCAGCATACGTAACGTTATCAAAAATGTGGATGATTATTTACTAGCACCGATAGCAAAATCATTCTACCATTTTAACATGCAGTTTGACTTTGATCCAGAGATTAAAGGTGACTTAGATGTAAAGGCTCGTGGTACTGAAAGCTTGATGGCTAACGAAGTACGTAGCCAGAGACTAATGCAGTTCTTACAAGTTGTACAGAATCCAGTGCTAGCACCGTTTGCTAAGATGGATTATATCATTCGTGAGATTGCTAAGTCTATGGATCTTGATCCAGATAAACTAACTAACTCTATGTCTGATGCTGCAGTACAGGCAGAGATACTTAAAAAGTTTCAGGAAGCGAACCCACCACCCCAACAACAACCGCAAGTTGGACCTGATGGACAGCCAGTAGCTCCACAGGGCCAAGGAGCAGCTCCACAAGTACAGGATACCGCTGGAGGTGGGGGAGGTAACATAGGTATAGGTACAGTGCCTCAGCCGGGAGAACAGGGCTTCTCAGCTAATACTGGGCAACAGGGTGCTGCATGAGCCTAAAATTAGTAGTTAATAATAAACCTCAATGGGATGCAATGCTCGATGAGTTTAATATTCGTATTGCATTTGCTTACCGACAATTAGAACAACGAACAGAACTTGAAGAGATCTATAGACTTCAAGGAGAAATTCGTGCATTAAAATCTCTATCTATGCTTAGGGACAGAGTAAACGAAGATGGCTAAACAATCTAGTATGTCACCACAAGACTATGCTCAATCTTATATGGAAGGATTGGGTATTACGCCTATGAAAGATTTAGGTGGTTTAGAAGGTATTACATTTAAAGATGCTGCTACTTTTGTTGCTGAAGCTACTCCTATTATTGGAGATGCAATAGCTGCTAAAGAAGTTTATGACGAGCTTAGAAAAGAAAACCCCAACTATCTTTTAGTCGGTGCTTTAGGTGGTGCAGCTTTAATAGGACTTATTCCGGGATTAGGTGATGCTGCAGCAGCAAGTATAAGAAAAGGAGCTAGAACAGCTCTTGATACTTCTAAACGTATAATACCTACAAAGAAAGTAGATGATGTATATAATCCTGTAATTGATGGTGATGGTAGCTATGACCCAATTGTAGAAAAATACTTAACTCCAGTTCAACCTACAGAAAAAGTTGGCACTAGTATCCCAAAAATAAATATGATTGAGGGTTCTGCGGCAGGTATAAATAATAAAACTGTAACACAATCTGCTGTAGATCTTATGGATGAACCTGCTTTTGGTGAAGGTTTTGCAGAAAAATTACAACAAGTTGCTGCTGAAAATAGTATTGCAGTAGGTGATAAAACATTTATGCCTATGGATGTTTACACAGAACTTTTTGATAGGGTTAATAATCCTGAGTTTAAAATAGTTCAACCTGTAGAAAAATACTTAAATCAAGAACCAGAAGAACTACTAGCACTAGCATTAAAGAAAAATCCTAGTGAAACAGATGAACAATTAATTAAAGATATAAATAAAAAGATAGCAGATAAAGACATAGCTGAACTGCAAGCTCAAAAAGATTTTGGTTTGTTTGATAATGAAGCAGATTTGATTATGGCTCATGGTAAAGGTGTTTTAAGCACTCCAGAATATTTTAGAGCTAAGTCTGATTTTATAGAAAGTAAATTAAATTCTTTAGATCCAAGTGATCCTAAGTATAAAGAGTATGAAAAATTTTCAGATGTTTATAGCAGTATTGATTTAGCAACTCTTTTAGATTTTGCTAGAGAATACCCAGTTGAACCAAATGTTGTTGGTAAACAATACTTACAATATACAGATGATGCAGTAAAATACAATAAAAAATTAATAGAGTATGCTGATGATATAGGGCTTGATCCTAATGATTTTATAGATGTTGTTCAGGATGCTATACCATTTGTTGGGGACAGTGTTTTTCCAGACTATTTACCTAGGGCTATAGATTCAGGGGACATATATCCTAGAAAAGCTACTGACTATACACAATCTAACACAGAAAGTTTACTTGCAAAAATTCCAACAAAAACAGATAGGGCTGCATCTAAATTAGGTTTTGATGATACTGTTTATCATCTAGCAGTTAGTGAAGATGAGTTTACTAAATTTAAAAATGTTGATGATCTAATTCCTGAAATACGAGATGGACCAACTAATAAATTTGAAGGTACACCTCATGATCTTTTAGGTGTTCATGTAGGTACTGCAAGAGCAGCTGCTGAAAGATTTAGGGCAAAATCTGTAGACCTTACAGAAAGTCCTAGATATACTATGCAGCTTAGAGCTAAGTTAGATAAACCTGTTAGGGTTGAAGATGTATCTGAAATAATTGGATTTGATCCTTTAAAACTTCAACTGGATGATTCAGGACTTAACTTTACTGAGCAAGATTTAAGGACTATTATTAAACAAAAAGCCATACAAAAAAATATTACAGGTGAATATGTTTCTACTAGTATGGAAAACCAAGCAGCTATTGAGTTACGTAAAGAACTTGCAGATTCTGGCTTTACACATATACCTTATGTAAATGAATTAGAAGATAAAGATAGCATAAGTTACATTATGCTTGTAGATAGAAAAAAAGGTGATCCTGCAGTGTTGAGAGATTACAATGCAAAGTTTGACCCTGAAGAAGCAGCTAGTACAGATTTAAGAATGTTTGGTGGAGGATTATCTCAGTGAGTGATAAAAAACCTAAAAATCGTTTTGATATGTTAGTAAACTATATCAAAGATAAATTAGAAGATATAGATAATCCATTTAAAGAAGTTTCGTTTTCTGTAGGTCCAGCAGTTGTACGTGCTTTTAATCAAATGGTAAAAGCAGATGAACAAAGAGCTAAAGAAACTTTTCCAGATTTATATAGAAAGTGGGAAAGAGGTGAGAAATTATATAATAAAGGTGGTACAGTTATGAAAGATCAAATGGAGATGGCCTTCATGCAAGAAGGTGGTTTAAGAGATGACGGCATGGATGTAGATCCAGTATCAGGTAACGAGATACCTCCGGGTTCTATGGCTAGTGAAGTTAGAGATGATATTCCTGCTCAACTATCTGAAGGTGAGTATGTAGTTCCTGCTGATGTCGTACAATACTTTGGTGTAAAGTTTTTTGAAGATTTAAGAATGGAAGCTAAAAGAGGTTTAGCTGACATGGAATCTAATGGTAGGATAGGTGGTGAGCCTATGGATATGCCCCCATCAGATATGAATCAGGGTGGTATGATGCAAGGCAACGAGCAAACAATGCCAGTAGATACAGGTGTAGGATATAACGTTGGTGGTGTTACATCAAACCCTTATAACGATCCTACTAAAATGGATCAGCAAGTTAGCAACGTTATGGCTGACAACCCACAGAATATGGATATGCAAAACCGTACTCAAGCTATGATGACTGCAGAGCAGATGGATCAAATTAATCCACCACCTCCACGTAGAGGTTTTAATCCCGGTGGCTCAGTAGTTCCAATGCCAACAGTTCCTAACATAGATGCTGACAGTGCAGCAGCTTATAACTATATTGCAAGTCCTACAACTATAAATCCAATATTTGCAACTCCCGGTGCTACCTATATGAACCCACCAGATCCAGCACAAATGGTTTCTACTACTCCAGTGGACACTCCTTCAGATGAATATTGTGATAAGGTAGGTATGGACTATGATCCAGAAACTAAAATGTGTATACCTAGACCAGTAATTCAAACTCCACAAGGAGGTGGAGGTAATGATGATGCTCCAGAAGCTCCAAAAGTAGATCCGGGTAAGTGGATGGAAGAGTTTGATTATAGTGGTACTGACGAGGGTATGCAAAACTTATTACAACAAAGTTTAGATTTACTAGATCCACCAGAAAGAACAGGATTCGGTGGAGCAGTTGCAGGTATGTTAGATAATACAATTCTTGGTAAGTTTAATGCAGGAAGTAACGCTGCAAAAGCAGCTGCTAATATAATTATACTTAATCATTATGGTGTAGATACAACAGCATTAACTAACAAATGGGAATCTTATACAAAAGAAAACTTAGGTGGTGTTCCAAAATTTGTTTATAATGGAGACTCGTTTGCTAAACAAGCTGCTATAAAACATGGTTTAAGTTTATCTATTGACTCAAGAGATCCTAACGGAGATATGATATTTAAAGGTAGAGATGACTACAGAAAGTTTCTTGAAAACGATGAAAGAAAAGAAAACATCAGAAGTAGATATTCAAAAATGGACATCAGTCCTCTAAGAAGCACAGGAGTATCTGGCGGTAAAGGATCACTTAGAGACTTAACCGAAAAACAAAAACAAGATGCTAAGAGTGATGCTGGATTAGCAGAAGCAGCTAAAATTATTGCTAGACAAGGTGATGATGGACCAAGTGCTGCAGAAAAAGCTGCTGCTCGAAAAAGAGGTGATGAGATTAACAAGCAAATGCAGAAAAAAATAAAAGATTCTGGTCAAAGAGTTGATATGTCTCAAGGTCTTGATAAAGCATTAGAAAAAATGAAAAAAGAAGGAACGTTTAATTATGGTGGCCGAAACAAAGGCGGCTTAATGAAAAAGAAAAAGAAATAACATCCAAATAACTA